ATAGGGAAGCCGTTCCGACTGGGGCGGTTTTTCTTTTTATCATTCCCGATAAACCTTCCTTTCGCTGACCGCCCTTCGGGGCGGTTTCTTGCTGATTACAGGGGTCACACCTGTTTTCATAATATTTCTCCTTTTCTTCATAACTGATTCGTTAATGGGGTGGGGGTCGTACTTCACCCCTACGGGTCAACGAAAAGGAGTCCCGAAAAATAATTTTTTGAAATATAAAAAGGGCAAAGTAATGTTCAACGACTATGTAAAACTCAAGAGAAGACAGATAGAGGACAGAGAGAAGATTTGTTTCAACGGCGACTACCAAGAGCCAACCACTCCTACTGGAAAGATAACGATAACGGAGAACGGAACTAACATAGATGTAGCGCAGTATGCCAAAGCGGATGTAAACGTATCAGGGGGCGGAGGCTCTTCGGACTTCTCAACGGCAGAGGTAACGATTGAATTTGAGGTGCAAGGGGCTGAACCTACATTCACATCGATTGCTTATGAAACAACCATTCAATATCCTTACCCCTTAGGCTCTATCCCAGAAGATTTTTCTGATTACAGTGAGGGTGGAATTGTTCCATACACACCAAACACACCAATAAATCTTTTAATGTATAATAGTGAAGCATTTTTGTTTGGTAACATTTTTAATGCGTTTACAGATATACCTACAACATATTTTATAGACCCCGAAGTGCCACCTGTTATCACAGGCTCTGCGACGTACGATTCAGACGAAATGATTTTTACCATTACAGGCGATTGCACACTTAAGATTACAATGACAATGTAATGCACTCCTACGCAGAGGGATTATATAAATTTGATAAGTTATAACTAAACATATAAGAAAGGACGAACTAATGGCATTTCCAGATTTTGTACAGTTCAAGAGAAAGAGTATTCAGGACAAAGAGAAACTGTGTTTTGGCGGAACATACACAGAGGGCATCACGCCTACTGGCAAGAAGTCAATCACCGACACCACGGAGACTGATGTAACGAATTACGCTACTGCACAGGTATCAGACAGCAACCTTAAGGCGACCAATATCAAGAAAGATGTCACCATACTTGGTGTAACTGGTTCATACGAAGCCGCCGCACAGGGAGATTCATAATGGCTGATAAAAAGAAGAAGAAAACCAAAGAAGAGATAATGACACCACCTTTGAGGAAACTGACTCGTGAAGAGAAGATGTTATACCTTACAGGCGGTAAGAGTAAGAGGAAGAAATAATGGCTACAAAAGGAACATCAAAGTCTAAATCAGGCGGAATGACGGTTGCCCCAAAGCCGAAGAGCGAAGGTGGTCAGTTATCAGATGCGAGAAAGCAGCAGGCGCAGGTTCAGGCTTTGAAACAGGCTAAAATCAAGCGTGCATCAAATGTCGGTATGCCTAATACTACAGCAAAGAAGAATAGGATAGTAGCCGCAAGCAAGCAACGTGATATGTCTCACAAACTTGACAACAGTATGAGCAGAAGTCCTGCCAAGATAAGCAATATAAAGAGAAGCCAAGCACAGACCAATGGAGCGGTTGCTAATAGTACGAAAAATTCATCGCTTGCATACCAGATATATTTGAAGAAGAAAGGATAAATAATGAAGACACTGAAAACACCTATGACACCTGTTCAGAAAAAACTTAAGACTGCTAATTCTTTAGCCCACAAACCTGCCACAGCAACATCTATTAAACCTATAAAGCCTGCCAAGCCTGCCTTTGTAAAGAAACCTAACTAAAGGGGGTAGAGGGCTTTGTCGATAAAAAGAAAACCTGCCGTTATCCCACGAGGCGTAGGACATCCGAAAGCAGGTGAACTTGTGGTTAGACCTTTCACGGTACATAACCTTGATAAAATGAAGCCCGAAAATGCGGTGAAAGCGGCAAGAGAAACGATAAGAGAAGCAAATGCCTTATATGCAAGATTTAATAAAGGCTACCCAAATCCGCTAAACATAGACATTAAAGATTTATTGCCAGAATCCAAAGCGTGTTGGGAAGCCATATTTGCAGAGCGAGGCTACAGCGATAACATAGTAGATGAACCCGATATGGGCGGCAGGCGAATATTTAACAGCGTAGATGAAGTTGTCTTTGCTTTTGAGTGTTATTTTGATTGGATACGAAGCCAGAATTTCGTCAAACCTTTTACCCGACCTGACGGAGAGATAGGTGTTATGCCTATAATCCCTAATCAGTCGAACTTTGCGAAATGGCTTGGCATACCAAGAGACAGAATCACGATTGCAATGACCAACCACCCAGAAGCACAGTTAAAGTATAAGCATATATTAGCAGACTGTTTATCAGAAGGTGCTATGGTAGGTGTTTATCAGACCGCTTCTACTATCTTTACGCTGAAGAATATGTGCGATTGGGCTGATAAGTACGAAGACCGTTCTGTTAACAAGGCAGACGACCTTGGCGTAGCGGAAGCCGAAGAGTTAATGAAGCAGTTAGGCTATTCCAGACCAAGGGCGACACTTGAAGCACCAAAGGGTGATGTAGATGGATAAAGGTTTAAGAGCGTTCCTTATGTCTGACTATGCGGCGTATTGCCAGTATGTGCATAACGGAAACTGGAAACCGACCAAGTTCCACAAGTACATCTGTGACATCACGCAGGACTTCATAGAGAAAGACACAGGACACGCCTACGACATACTGATACTTTCCACACCGCCACAGCACGGCAAGTCAATGACCATATCAGAAACCCTGCCGTCTTGGTTTTTAGGGCGTAACCCGAAGTCAAGGGTGATAGAAGTATCGTATTCAGAGGACTTTGCAAGGCGTTTTGGCAGGCGCAACAGGCAGAAGATAATAGATTTTGGCGGTGAGATATTTAATATTAAACTGGGTTCTCCTAATACTGATTTGGATTTCGAGTTGGAGAATCAAATAGGCGGTATGATAAGCCGAGGCGTTATGTCTGGTATTACTGGACAGCGAGCCAACCTGATAGTAATAGACGACCCAGTTAAAAACAGAGAAGAAGCCGATTCAGAGACCACGAGAGAGAAGATAAAGGACGAGTTCCTGAACTCAATGCTCACTCGTATGGCAGTCGGCGGAAAGATAATACTGATTATGACGAGGTGGCACGAGGACGATTTAGCAGGATGGATAATAAACAACCTGAACAATGTCACTTGTGTGAATCTGCCGTTAGAAGCAGAAGAGAATGACCCTTTAGGCAGACCTATAGGCGATGCGTTATGCCCAGAGATAGGGAAAGACAACGCTTGGTTAGCCGATTTTAAGGAAGCCTTTACCTCGAAAGAGGGTTCACGTTCTTGGAACGCATTGTTTCAGGGGCATCCAACCGCATTAGAGGGCGAGATGTTCAAGCGTGAATGGTGGCGGTTTTATGAAGAATTACCTGAACTGGCTGAAATGGTTATGTCCGTAGATGCCGCTTTCAAGGACGGGGAAGACAACGACTTTGTAGCGATACAGGTCTGGGGAAAGACAAACGCCGATATGTATTTGGTGGACAGAGTTAAGAAACACCTCAATTTACCCGATACAATGCGTGAGATAATCCGCCTGCGAGGGATGTACCCACAGTGCAAAACCACCTATATTGAGGATAAAGCCAACGGTAGTGCCATAATCGACATACTGCGCAAACAAATGACAGGCATAATAGCGGTCAACCCCCACGGCGGAAAAGTCTCACGTGCCAATGCAGTCATAGGAGCAGTAGAATCTGGCAATGTATACCTGCCTAAAAGGGCAAAATGGGTCAATGAGTACATAGATGAGTTTGCGGCGTTCCCCAATGGCAAGCACGATGACGAAGTAGATGCTTCAACGCAGGCTTGGGACAGGCTGATATACCACTCATCCAAGATACGGAAAGCCCTGAAGAAGACTTCTATGGAGATATACTTCCCAAAGTACCAGAAGGAGTTGAGACTGGGCGACCCAGTAGGGAAAAGGAGCAAAATAAATGTTGTATAACATCATTCAGGCAGTAGTTTTACTGTCTTTTTTATTAGCCGTAGCGTTGGAAGCAGGCTTACTTCTCATCATTTTGCAGGAAGAAGAGCCGAAAAAGGTCATAACGCCCCCGACATTCACCTTAAACCCGAAGAAGAGGGCGGAAAACAAGAAAAAGACCGAAGAAATGAAGAAGTTTGAAACGCTTTTGAACAACATAGATGCCTATGACGGCACAACTTTTGGGCAGAAGGATATTGAATAATGGCAGTAAAAGAAAAAGACCAGAAGTTAAAGACAGACATCTGGCAGAAATACGAATTATCAAAGGATTATGAGGACAAGAAGCGACTTTTACAGCGTTCAGAGAGAAACTGGAACTTCTTTGTAGGCAACCAGTGGAAAGGTCTGAACAGTTTTGGCGAGGAACTTCCTGTTCTTAATTTTGTAAAGACCATTGTCCAGTACAAGATTTCATCCGTAGCACAGAACGCAATGACAGCGTACTACTCTGATATGGAGATGAGACCTGAACTTGCGGAAGTCTACAAGAACCTGAACCTTTACTGGAGACAATGTTGGGAGAAGTCCAAGATGAACGAGATGTGTTGGCGAATGTTAAAGTCAGCCGCTATTCAGGGCGACTCCTATTTTTATTGGCACGATGGAAACACGCTCGAACCCCCTCAAATCATCCCGAACACTTCCATCCACTTTGCTGATGAGAACATCGACAATATTCAGGAACAGCCTTACATCATAATCGAGGAAAGATGGGATATTGACGAAGTACGCAAGTTGGCAAAGGAAAACGGCATATCTGAAGAAGACATCAAACTGATAAGTTCTGACGATAACACCGAAAGGCAGTTGTTTAACAAGGATGAGGTAAAGGACAAGGTAACGGTTCTGCTCTATATGACACGAAACGACAACGGAGTCGTGGAAACTGGACGTTCAACCGAAGCCGTGATAATCGAGCCTCTGGAAGCCAAGGTGAATCAGAATGGCGTAGGAGAGATAATCGGTGACTTAACGGTTTATCCAGTTATCAACTATGTCTGGGAATCCCTGCCGAATACTGCAAGGGGCGTGGGAGAAGTCGAAATGCTCATACCTAACCAGTTGGAGTTGAACAAGACTCTGGCGAGACGGAGTATGGCTGTCAAGATGGCGGCTTATCCAAGGATGGCGTATGATGCTACGGCTATAACGAACCCAGAAGACCTTGATAAAGTCGGCGCACCCATAGCGGTACAGGGCGGTTCATCACAATCCATCAATCAGATGATTTCATACCTGAATCCTGCGAATATTGCGAGCGATGCCTTACAGTTATCGAATGACCTGTTACAGACTACGAAAGACTTGGCAGGTGCTTCTGACTACGCATTAGGCAACATCAATCCAGAGCAGGCTTCGGGTACGGCTATCATCGCAGTTCGTGACCAGTCGCAAGTACCACTGAATGAGCAGGTATCACGCTTCAAGCAGTTCGTGGAAGATGTATCGCTCTTATGGGTAGACCTGTGGATAGTATTCAATTCTGACGGTATCACTTTTGAGTACGAGGATGAGAACGGTATGAAGATACCAGTAACTCTTACACAGGAAGACCTGAAGAACCTCAAACCCACGGTACAGATTGATGTATCGCCTGACAATCAGTGGACTAAACTGGCAGAACAGCAGTCATTGGACACCCTGCTACAGTTACAGTTGATTACCCTTGACGAGTATGTAGAGTGTACACCTGAAAATTCATCAGTACCGAAAGCGAAACTTCAGCAGGTGATTAATAAGCGTAAGGCTTTACAGGCACAGCAGGAAGCGATGATGCAGGAGCAGATGATGATGCAACAGGCACAGGGTCAGATAAACCCCGAAATAGTTATGCAGGAACTCTTGAATCAGGGCGTACCCGAAGAAGAAGCGATGGGTATGGTTCAGGAACTGTTAGCAGGTAATCAAGGTGCTATGCCAGAACAGGCTTTAGCATAAATTAACACAGAAAAGGAGAACGAAAAATGTCAGAAATGTTCAGAGGTTTCAACCCATTAAGAGACCCCGATGAGGGTACTGGTGGTGGAGACAGCATTGACGAGTCAGTTGAAACAGGCGAAGAAGTAGAGGAGTCCGCCGAACCTCTCGATGAAGAAGGCGCAGAAGAGCAGGAAGTCGCCGAACCTGCCGAAGAAGAAAGTAAGAGTGACGCCGCTTTTGCAGAAATGCGTAGAAAACTTGAAGCGGCAGAGAGAAGAGCAGAGGAACTCGAAGAAGCATTAGGTCTGTGGTTCGATGGCGATGACAAAGCCGCACAGGCACACGCACACTACGAGGACATCTCGCTCGATGAGGCTATCGCTAATATGGAAACCAAAAGGGAACTCAACCAGTTAAGGGCAGAAAAGGAAGCCCTTGAGGAAGAGCGTAACCAGTTAGAGTTCAACAACCTCAAAGCCACCGATTTACGAGAAATCAAAGCGAAATACCCAGATGCAAACCTCAAAGATGTAGAGGAACTGGGCGAGGATTTCTTTAAGTACAGAACGATGGACATTGATGCCGTAACGGCGTATGAGGCAATCCAGATGAAGAAAGGCAGACCGCCCAAGCCTATAGGAAAGGCAAAGACTGGCGCACCTGCAAAGACTGGGTTCTACACAAAGGAAGAGGTTGAAGCGATGAGTCCATCACAGATAAGAAAGAATTTTGACAAGATTAGGGAGTCGATGGGCAAATGGACATAATGGCTCTCTTTTCTTAATTACAGAAAGGACGAATTATGGCTTACAAAAACTTCATTCCCGAAGTCTGGAGCGAGGCAATCAACAGAGAACTCGAAAGACTTCACGTATTCGCTTCCAACTGCAACCGTCAGTATGAGGGCGAAGTAAAGAAGATGGGCGATTCCGTAAGAATCCTTGGAGTTGGAAGACCCACCATCACAGAGGTTAAGAGAGATTCATTCACACAACTCTCCTCACCCGAAACAGTTGAAGATACTTCCCAGATTATGTACATCGACAATATGGCGTACTTCAACTACAAAGTAGACGATATTGATAAGAGACAGGCTGTAGGCGGACTTATGGAAGCACTCTCCGCAGAGACTTCTGAAGGGCTTGCTGATGTACAGGACAAGGCTATTGCTTCCCTTGTAACCGATACTCTGGCTGTAAAGGATGCCGCAGAAACATATCAGTTAACCGCCAACAACATCCTTGAGAAACTGCTTGTTGCTCACCAGAAGTTAATGGAGAACGATGTTCCTATGTCAACAAAGGTTACCGTTACTCTTGCTCCTTGGGCGGCTACACTTTATAAGCAGGCTATGGCGGCTATCGACACTGATAACAGCGCACTCCTGAAGAACGGACTCATCGGTCAGTTTGACGGAATGGACATCAAGGTTTCCAACAACTGCTATCAGTCAAGCGGCAACTACGGCTTTATGGTAAGAACTGACAGGGCTATCGCATTTGCTCGTCCTATGATTCACACCGAGCCTTACAGACCTGAACTCGACTTCTCCGATGCAGTAAAGGGCTTCATCCTCTATGGTACAAAGATTGTAAGACCTAAAGAGATGATTGTTATGAACTGCAAGGCGACAGCATAATAGAAAGGAGTGAACAGAATGAGCGCAACAGTAGATAGAGTAAAAACCGCAAGACACGCTCTCACCGAATGGGAGTGGACTTCACTCACCGCTAATACTGCGGCTACACTTGATTATGAGGGTGTAGATGAAAACTGTGTACTCCTTGTAACCGCAACTGCTGATGACACACTTACCGTCAGCAAGGGCAATCACATTCAGGGAGTAGCAGACCTCGCCCTGTCCATCACAGCAAACAAACTTTATGCCATCGCTCTTCCTTCAATGGAATTTAAGAACGTATCAGGCACTAACAAGGGATTTGTAGTTGTGACCGCAGGCAAGTCTACCACATCGGTAGCACTGGTAGAAATCGACCAGTTATAATTGTTAAAGGATTGTGGGGGCTTTATGCCCCCTTTTCTTTTTAGGAGAAACACTAATGACTTACGGAGAACTTAAAAGAAGAATAAAGAGTCTCGGCTTTGAAGAAGACTCCACGATGGACGAATATAACGAAATCGTTATCGACAGTATCAACAGAGACTTACAGTACATATATGACTCAACCGTTAAGTTGATGCTTCCGTACTATATCAGGGAACTGGGCTATGAACCGCAGAGACCTGCAATCATTACTGCCGATACCGAAGATTCGTATGAAATAGACTTACCCGAAGATTTAGTGGAACTGCTTCCGCTTTTAGTGGCTTATCACGTATGGCTTGACGATGACCAGACCAAAGCCGTTCTGTATTACAACAACTTCGTGCAGAAGCGTGAAGCGATTATGGAAGCGAATATGTCCACGGCAAAGGCAACGATTATGCCTACGATAAACGGAACAAAATATTTTGGAATAGGATGGTGATGTTATGGCACTCAAGGAAATGGCAGTACCAGAATCTCCAAAACTTTATACAACACGATATGACAACCTTGGCGGTGTTGACTATTCCACAGACATAACAGAGATTGACCGCAGGAGAACGCCTACTGGAACTAATATGATTTCAGATGATGGCTCATATCCAGTAAAGCGACTCGGTTGGCGTGTAATAAATGAACTGAACCACGGTAGAATAATCAAGATGCTCGTTCTGGACAGACGGTTAAGCACAAGCGACAGTACGCCCGACATCATAGTGGTTACGCAGAACGGTGTTTACGGTTTAAGAAATGATATGCAAGCGCCATCACACGAACCGCCAGAGCCGTCAGAAGAGCCGAAGTACACATCCACTACGCTTTATACGGCTTCAAGCAACATAAATGAGTGTGCGCTTTTCACATTCAATGACGAAGCCTATCTGATATTTGCAGAGGGTATGTACAAGGTTTATAGCGGTGGCAACTTTGTGTTCCAAAGCGTACTGGATAATGCAAATATACCCATTGTTTCTTATGGCACGGATGCAAGCGGAAACGGAAGTACATCTGACCACGCAGTCAATATATTAAGCACTAAAAGGTCAATGGAGTTTGTCGCTGATGGCACAAGCACTGTCTACTACTTTTATCCAGACACCATAAGGAATGACAATCAGTATAAATGGATTGTTGCGGATACCGTTAAAGTAGAGCAGTATGATGTGACTCAAGGATGGAAAACTCTTACCAAGGGAACTGATTACACATTAGGCACAACAAGTACGGCTCACGGCTTGGATATTTACGGTAACACTATTATGAATAGTAACACTCCGCCAACGCCATCAGACATTACAGTAGCACCTTGTGAGATTCATTTCACCAACGCTCCACAGGTAATAACAAACTGGGATAACAGTATCCGTGTTACATTTGAACAGTTCAACGGAGAAGTACACCATACAGAAACAATAAACAATGTAACTTATCAAATCTGTTATGGAGTATACAAAAAGAGTGGGGCTTTGAATGATTTCCTGTCAGCCTTTACCTCTGCGGTTTACGGTTATGCACAGCCCGACAGAGTGTTCATAGCAGGGTCTACAAGACGGAACTATGTTTACTACTCGGCAGTCAACGACCCGACATACTTCCCCGACAACAACTACTTAACGGTAGGACACGATGACAATGAAATTATGTCGCTTCAGAGGGTATCTGAATACCTTGCAGTAGTCAAGGGCGAGAGCGTATTCGACAACACTATGTATCTGATTAGCGGAGCGTATCTTGAGGATAATATGTACTTCAAGGTCATCCCGACTTCGGCAACCATAGGAGCGATTTCAAGAAAGGCTTCAGCCGCCCTGATAGACGAACCGCTATTCCTCTCAAGATTTGGAGTGTTCGGTGTAGCAAACACATATACGAATACAGAGAAAGCGGTAAGGAACAGGTCAAGGTATGTGGATAAGAAACTCGTTAAGGAGAGGAATTTAAGAGAAGCCTGCGCCACCGTCTGGAACAAGTATTACATCCTTTGTGTCAATGACCATTGTTATGTGCTTGACGGACGAAATGTGAGCAGGGCAGACAGAAACGACCTTAACTACCAGTACGAAGCATACTACTGGGAAGGGATTCCTGCCGTGTATATGGCTACCTATCTGGACGAGATATACTTTGGAACGGCAGACGGAAGGATATGCAAGTTCAACACGGATGTGAACGATTCCACGGCATACTGCGATAACGGAGTTGAAGTCTGGGAATACATCAATGACCACTGGTATCTGTCTCTTACGGACAAGAAGATAATTGAACACGAGGTAGACGGACAGATGGTTGAGGAAGAAGTTACGGTTGGTCTTGCTATACCCTGCGAATGGTCTACGCCTTATGATGATGACCGTGCGCCACAGTATTTCAAGACTCTTAACAAGAAAGGTAACCTTGTAACGCTTCTTCCTATGTCCAAATCATCTGCCGAAGTATCGCTGATAAAAGACGGAGCGAAGTTGGTTACTCTTGAAAAGTTCTATGTCAACATCTTCAGTTGGGCGAGCGTACTATTTGAGGGCTTCTCTTTCCGTTCAGACCTGTCAGCACGTGATGACTTCTTTAAGAAGAAAGTGAAGAAATACAAAAGGCTTCAGATAACCGTATCAAACAACGAAATATTTGAACCATTCGGCATACTCGGTATAACAAAGACCTATTCAGTAGGCAACTTCTCAAAATAAAGGAGATAGCAATGGCAGTAACAACAGACGATAAAATAAAAGATACCGATACTGGGTATCAGAACATAACGAGAATTGACGGAGAGACTCTTACTGGTACTGTATCGCAGAACAAGGCAGAGTTTGACAAGTATCCCAATCTCATAAAAGACAAGTTCAATAATCTTATAGATGACCTTGTGGTTGAACTGGGCGGTTTAAGCAACGGCAAAGTTGACAAGGTAGAAAACAAAGGTCTTTCGACTAACGATTTTTCAAATTCGTATAAGACCAAACTCGATGGCGTTGCCTCTGGTGCTGAAGTGAATGTGCAGGCAGACTGGAATGAAACCAACAGTTCAAGCGATGCATATATCAAGAACAAACCCAATATGCCCAGTACCCTTACTGCAAGCAACGGCATCAAAATCGAGAGCAATGTAATCAAACATACAAATTCCGCAATTACAGCCCAGAGTTCGCAGGCGTTATATCCAGTCAAGATTGACAGTTACGGACACATTACGGCTTATGGCTCTGCGGTTACTTCACTCCCTGCAAGCGATGTATATTCGTGGGCTAAATCAAGCACCAAACCGTCATATACGGCAGGCGAAGTAGGGGCAGTACCGACATCAAGAACAGTAAACGGACACGCCTTAACTGGCAATGTTGCGGTAACTACTGGTGACTTGGGTATTGCAGATTATGTAGTGGAACAAGGCACATCTGGTATCTGGACATATCGTAAATGGAACAGCGGAAAATCAGAGTGTTGGGGTGCGGCTACTACAAATAGTGCGCCTACCACGCAGGATGCAGGCGGATACAGAACAAGTGCGGTCAGCGAAAGTTTCCCTTCGGGGTTATTTACGGTAGGTCCAGTCATCACTTGTAGTGTCCAGTCGGGTGATATGGTACTTATGGCAGTATGTATAGGAAACGCTTCTTCGACTTCTACTGGAAGTTGGGCAGGCTTCAGATTAACATCCAACGCTAATACTGGACCGAAATATTTCTGCTTTGATGTAAAAGGCAGATGGAAATAAAGGAGCAGACTAATGATAGAAATCAAAGGCACGACAATCAGAATGACAAGGGGAGATACCTTACAGACTATTGTAGTTCCAAGAGATAAGGTGACCCACGAGATATACACTCCGCAAGAGGGAGACTCTTTCCGCTTTGCCTTGAAGCATAACAAGATGAACTCTGACCGAAGCGAATACACGGACAGCGAGCCTTTAGTGCTGAAAGACATTCCGTCAGACTCTATGCTCCTTACACTCTTACCAGAAGATACAAAGGAACTTGGATTCGGTCAGTATGTTTATGACATTCAGTTAACGGATGCAGACGGCAGAGTGGATACATTTATCAGTATGGCTTCTTTGATACTAACAGGAGAGGTGGAGTAAATGGCAGACGGAACATTATCAAATGTCAGGGAACTGGTGGGCGAACTTTCACCGCAGGGTACTTTGACAGGCAATTTAGGCTTGCCAGACTATATCCTTCGTGATGAAACAGACCCAGTATTTACAGAAAGCCCTGCTTACGGAATAACCACAACTGACATAACGAACTGGAACAACAAGTCAGAGTTTAGCGGTTCATATAACGATTTAACAAACAAGCCGTCCATACCGAGCAAGACGAGTGATTTGACCAACGATTCGGGATTCATCACTTCTTCGTCATTGCCGACCAGTACGAGCGACCTTGTAAACGATAGCGGATACATAACGGAGTCAGACATTCCCATAACCGATGTCCAGATGAACGGCACTTCCGTAGTGACTGACACGGTAGCAGACATACCCATAGCAGACACAAATGGAAACCTTGGAGTAGTTGGTATCGGTTGGTCAGCAGGAGACCCCCCTATCAGATACCCTAAAATTAAATATGGCGAAGACGGTTACGGTAATCCGCTTGAAGTTGGCATAGCAGAAGTGAATACTACTGACGGTACGGTAAAGCCTTATCTGTTACCCGAAGCCACTACTTCTGTTCGGGGCGCAATGTCTTCCACAGACAAGACCAAACTGGATAACATATCCGTATCAAGCGTAGCGTGGAATCAGATAGAAGACTCTGGCACGAAGATAGCGACCATTACCATAGACGGTTCAAGTACGGATGTATATGCCCCAGAGGGCGGTGGCACTGGTACAGTAACAGATGTTAAGGTTGCAGGTTCAACCGTTGTTGACAATGGCGTTGCATCAGTACCTAAAGCAAACTCAAGCGATTGGGGAGTTGTAAAGGTAAACCAAAGTAGCGAACCGCCTGCTGGATATTTAAAAATCACTTACGGCGATGGCAGTAGCACATACGATGCCTATGCTCCTTTAACAACTTACAACCCAAATACACAGACATTCTCTACCATTCTGCCAAAATTCTTGCCTAAAGCCACAAGTAGTTCATTCGGGGCAGTAGAAATCGGTGCGGTAGAACACGGCGAATTACCGATAACATCTAATTCTGGAACAGTAAAAGTAGCCACAACAGACAGTAGTACGCATTTGATAAGTGCATCGGTACTCCCTACGGCAACAACATCTGCTAATGGTGCTATGTCATCTACTGATAAAAGCAAACTTGACGGTATAGCAAGCGGAGCAGAAGCCAATGTGCAGTCTAACTGGAACGAAAGCGATACTTCTTCAGATTCCTATATCCAGAACAAGCCCACTAATGTAAGTTCATTTACCAACGATAGCGGTTATCTCACTCTTTCGACATTACCTATTTACGATGGGAGCGTGACCTAAATGAGTACAACAGTAACATATAAGGGTAGCACCCTCACAACAGCAACAAATCAGACGAAGGTTCTGGAGACCGCAGGGAAGTATATGGAAGGCGATGTGACCATAACTGATGTTACCACGACCTATACAGATGGAGATAACCTTGAATATGGTAGTGCAGGGTTAATAGGAACAACGTGGTATTTTAACTCATCGTTGGATTTTAGTGGGGTAGGCTCTGCGGATTCTTATAATATTAATTTCACATCAAATTCGACTGATTACAATCTTTTGCAATTAACCAATCTATCAGGGATTATGAGTGGGGTTCTTTATAACAATTCCAATACCGATACCACCACATACGCTTATATGATAGGTGCGATGGGCAACGGTTGGTACAATCAAGCATACCGCACCATAACTTTCACAGGCGGACTGGATGCCACTAATCAGAACTTAATCGATTGGGTAACAGCCAACGCAACACAACAGTAAGGAGGGAAATATGAGTCAAGTATTGATAACAACAACAAAACTCGATGACCTTGCTGATGCCATAAGCGAAAAGACTAACGAATCCACACCGATGACCATTGATGATATGACGGATGCGGTAGAGGGAATTACTATAAAGTCACAGAGTGATTTGACAGTAAGCGGAGCAACCGTGACGGTACCAGCAGGATTATATAAGACACAAACCGCTAAATCCGTAGCGAATATGACATTGCCGAGTAGTGTGAGCAATTCTTCGTCTGGTAGCCAAAAGTCACGCATAAGGGCAGATGCCAATGGTACATTTAAATATCTGAATATTCCAACGGGATATAATGGCACGGCACAATATTATGAAATTGCCCCAATGGTTCTTGAGGCTACCACATTCACACAGAATGGAACATATGTTGCTTCAGATGAAGATTTGGACGGATATAGTTCAGTAACGGTAAATGTGTCGGGTGGTGGCGGTAGTACGCTAATCACCAAGAGCATATCAGCAAACGGCACATACAACGCCTCATCAGACAATGCAGACGGATACTCGTCAGTAACAGTAAGCGTACCGACAGGAGTAGACGGAAATAATATTTCATACGGTCTGACCGACAACACACTTGCATTAGTAGGTGTAGCAGGGGTTGGATACGCAGATGTATAAGGAGACAGAAAAATGAGTTACACACCAACAACTTGGGCAACAGGCGACACCATAACCGCCCAGAAGATGAATAAAATTGAGCAGGGAATTATGAGCGCAGGGGGTGGTTTTGCTGTAATAGCCGTGGAATGTGATGAAGGCATTAACAGTACGCCTTTTGATATTATGATTTGCGCAGAAGAAACCCACGCCAATTCTACACACCTTGTTCCAAAAAGTAGTATTTTTGACGGATATAGCGTAGGTGGTATTACAACATTTGCTTATGCACCAGTGATATACATACCTACAGGAACAGTGGTTTGTTTACTTATAGAAAGTGAATTTGTATATGGTCTTAATGTGCAAGCCGAAGGCGGCTTATCCCAATCTGTTCTTACAGCGCAGGACTGGAGTGGCACATCTTGGAGTTCACTTGTAAGTACTGCTTGGGTAATAAACGGAAGCGGAAAACTGACCATATCTGATAACTAATGATTACTCTTATTTGCGGACTGCCAAGAGCAGGAAAAACCACATATTCACAGAAGTACGAAAACACCTGCAAAGTCATCCACACTGATAATATCGGTTCGAGCCAGAATCTTATGAATATAATCAAACATTACGATGATGTGGTAGTAGAGGGCATATTCCGCATTGCAAGATTTCGTGAGTTGATTCTTCGTTCCCGAAAGGATGAGTTTTCAAGATGTATATGGATTGACACACCTATTGAAGTCAGAAAATCAAGAGCAAATTATTCACCTTTCGGTGGCGAGAGATTTGAACCGCCCACACTTGATGAAGGATGGGATGAGATAATAATTATAAGAGGTAACGATGAGCAACGTATTAGTAGAGAAACAGAAAATTGATATACTCACCAACGCCATAGCAACGAAGTCAGGCGAATCAGTCACTATGACATTTGATGAAATGACTGCGGCGGTTGACGGCATAGAAGAAAGATTTCTGATAACTTTTATATATGATGAACAAAGCCAATGTTGGATTCCTGATAAGACCTACGCCGAAATAGAAAGGGCTATAAAAGACGGCGTTGAGATTGTCGGTGTTTGTGATACAAGCAATAGCCCAATGGACGAAGCGGCTGTATATTTCGTAGACTGTTCTTTGCATGATGGGCAGGCGTTTTTATACTATGATGTGTATTGCATTGACCAAGATAATACATCTTGGATTATATCATTTATGTATAACGATTATGGCGCTTCACTTATTACTTACAAACAATACCCAATCCCAAATCTGCAAGCAAAGACAGTTACATTAACTCCACAAACGTATGACCAAACTGAAATGGTTCATTATGACAATGGTTATACAGGTCTTTCATATGTGTATGTAGGAGTTGATGCTATGCCGTCAATGACCTTGCCAAATTCTCCGTCTTCATCTTCAAGCGGAACAAGCAAGGCGACAATAGGGCGGTCAACATCCACGAGATACCTTAACATCCCTACTGGATATAATAGCATCGCACAGTATTACACCATATCAGCAGTATCCAACGGAACAGCAGGCACTCCCACGGCAACGAAAGGCACAGTATCCAACCACTCCGTATCAATAACGCCATCTGTAACCAACACTACTGGCTACATAACTGGAAGCACCATAAACGGAACGGCAGTCAGCGTATCGGCAAGCGAGTTAGTAAGCGGAAGCGAAACCAAGACACAGAACGGAACTTACGATGTAACTAACCTTGCAGAATTAGTGGTCGATGTAAGCGGTGGCGGTTCAAGTGCGATTCAGGTAGGTACGGCTACGGCAATGGGCAATGATTATTATATCGAATTTACTGGGCTGTCTGGAGAACCTACATCGTTTGCCATTATATCTTCCGCAAATCTATACACAAGTGATAATGCAGTAGAGGCAGTAGTTTATGACGGAACATCGTTCCACGGTCAGTTTTTAGATACTTCGCAAACAACAGCCTATACGAGTTTCCTGAAATCGTATTCTAATGGCACTTTGTCTGTTAGCAATAATGACCATATCTTTGAATCGTCAACCGAATATAAACTCGTTTATTCCTATAATGGTTCATCAAGCGACATCCATACTTCAGATGTTCAGGTGGGTTCTGGGGCAACTTCGATAACCTTCTCGTCATTAGTAGGGAGACCTTTGTATTGGTCGTGCATATTTAAGTCAGACTTCTCAACATCAAGCGGATACCAGAGAGTTATTGCAGTTTCAAATGACGGTACAGTTACGAATAGTTTATCGTTGGATTCGTCAGCAAAAGCCTCTGATATTAATGTCGGTGCTTCATATAGCGGCGGTTCACTTACAATAACATCTGCAAATGCTTCTTCGGGTGGATATTTCCACCAACCAGGATATTATCAGTTAACTTACGCAATTGATTCTACAGCACCGCAGTATCAGACCAAGACAGTATCACCATCGACATCACAGCAGACGGTGACAGCAGATAGCGGATATGATGCTCTCGAAGAAGTAATAGTTAACGCAATGCCGTCTATGACCTTACCAAGCAGTACATCGGCAACTTCGAGTGGAACGAGCAAAGCAACCATATCTGCATCGTCTTCAACACAGTATCTGAACATACCTACTGGCTATAATGCCACGGCACAGTATTACACGATTTCTGCTTCGGGTGGCGGCGGCGGTTCGCTGACAGTTGCAACAAAGACAACAACTCTGAATGCCACATCACAGACATTATCGTTCTCATCGTTAAGCGGAGAGCCGAAGTATTGGTTCTTGAGAGCGACTACAAACGTGTCATCGAGTGGTTCGACCACCTACTACTATGTGACCGACTGCTTCTATGACGGCACGAGTATCAAGGGTAACACCTTCCGTATCGGCTCAACACGAAGAGTCCAGAACGTAACAAGCGGAATCACGCAGTCATATAGCGGTAACACACTGACCATAACGGCAGGAAGTTCTTCGGGAGCGACCCCTGGTCAGTTCTATGGCACTTCAAATTTCGGCTACGAGTTAGTATATATCTATTAATTGAAAGGAGTCATAATGGACATCAACGAATTAGTAACCTATTTATTCACACCTCTCGGCACTACTGCTCTCATTATGGGCGTAGCCGAAGTAATCAAAAGGCAGGAACTCTTTGAAACTAAATTCATCTTCATAATCGACCTTATTCTCGGTATTCTGCTCGGTCTTGGCACTTACACATTCAGTATGGACTACTCTCCCTATGTGGGAGCAATCGTAGGACTTGCCTGTGGTTTAATGGCGGCAGGACTGTTTAGCGGAGTCAAGAATATGAGAGAAACTTATGATGACCCTGATTTTGTAGAGGATGAAGAAGATGGCGAGTAAATACACAGGCGCATATCCAAGCGTATACAAGACAATAGATTACCAGAAGAAACTCGCTAATGAAGCGAACAGACTGGCATATACATCAAGACCGACAGAAGCCCACTACCCCGAAGGACACCCTACCAAGCAATGGAAAGCGAAGCAGGACGAGGTAGCCAAGGGCTTTAAATATTGGTCAAAAGCAAGTAGGGCAGGGGCATCCTGCGATGTAAGTTCGGGCATTACCATCCGTTCAGTCTATGACAGAAACATTCCGTTAGGACTCTGGAAGCAGTTGAAATATATGAAAGCACACCCCGAAGCATATAAGAAAGTATCCATAGCAGATGCCAAGGCAGGCGACATCGGTCACTACACCAAGAAGGGCGTTAAGTTAAAAGGACACATCTTCATTCTGCACGATGGCGATAAGGTGAAAGAGGGTTCAGCAGGTAACTGGTTCTTCTCTACCACTTCAGCAAGGAAAGCCCGACTCGATATGAGCGACAAGAAAAGGCTTGACATATTCCGTGCAGTTAATAAGAAGGTCTACACACCGCTTAAAAAGGGAAGCAAGGGAGAAGAGGTCAAGAAGTTACAGAAGTGGCTCAACTGGTATCTCGGCTCTAAACTGAAGATTGACGGCGATTTTGGAAAGGTTACTGAATCAAAGGTAAAGCAGGCACAGAAGAAACTGTCGCTCAAGCAGGATGGAGTCGTAGGTAGCAAGACAATACTCAAGATAGAGGGGGCGACAAAATGATGATTTATTGGCAGGGGAATGTAACAGAGCATTTCTCAAAAGACGAATACGCAGGTAAGGGAAACGGTGCGGCTATAATGACCAAAGAGTCTTACGAGTTCGCCCGAATGATTGAAGAGTTCAGGGTATGGCTACGAAGACCGATGACTGTTAGCAGTTGGTTCAGAACGCCCGAAATGAACGAAAAGGTGGGCGGAATAAAGAACTCCAATCATCTGCGAGGCTGTGCCTGCGATTGGTCAACAGACATCAAGATAACCGAAACCAAATTCATTAAGTACGCAAAGAAGTGGAAGTCAATCTGCAAGGCTCACGGTTTCGTAGGAGAAGCAGGGTTGTATAACTGGGGCGTTCACTGGGGCGTACAGAACGAGAAAGAGATAGAAACATATAAGGGCAAGTTCGTTAACTGGGATTCTCGTAGTGGGAAACAGAAGAACTTTGCTTTCAAGATATGAGGTGGCGAAAATGACAGAAGAGATTATCGTTGCATTGATAACAGGCGGTCTTACTCTTATGGGAGTCCTCGCCTCGAACAACAAACACGATGCGGTAACGGACACCAAGATAGAAGCACTAACACGTGAAGTAAGGGAGCATAACAATTTCGCACGCAGAGTACCAGTCATAGAGGAGCAGATGACAGAGGTAAACCGAAGAGTGTCTGACCTTGAGGACAAAATAGCATAACAAGGAGACGGAAATGGCAACAGCAAATAATTATGAAGATTTATTAAAACTTGTGAACACCAACGCTTCGGCACTCGGCGGTATGTATAAGGGCTTTGATACCACATATAACAACTACGCCAATCAGTTGGTGAATAACGGTTCTTTCCAAGCCATCGAGAACGCAAGGCAAAATATGACGGACAGCACCAACCGTCAGTACAACAATGCCGCAAAGAACTACTACACACAGTATCGTATCAATCAGAACAAACTCCCTGAACAGTTGTCTAATCTTGGAGTGACTGGCGGTGCTTCTGAAACTGCACAGTTAGGTTTAATGAACAACTACTCGACCAATATGTATAACAACGAGCAGGGCAGGGCAAATGCTTTGAATACTGGCAATATTCAGTATGACCAGATGGTAGCGGAAAACTCGGCAAACATTGCTAACCAGTTGGCTTCCACCTATCTGTCAATGGCACAGCAGGCAAGAGAGAATCAGATGGCAGATGCCGAAGTTAAGCGTTTAGCAGAACAGGAAGCCTACGAGCGTAAACAGGCAGAAGATGCCAAGGCTTATGAGAGAGCATTACAGAGAGCACAGTCATCAGGCGACTTCTCGGCAATGAAGGCGTTTGGTTGGACTGCGGCTGAAATCAAGAAGGCTAACGCTTTGTACGCAGGTAATTCTTCGGGCGGCTCATCTGGCAAGAGTAAAAGTAGGAGCAAAGGCAGAAAAAGTTCTGGGTACAGATACAATTATAGCAAAGGAAAAACAAACACATCTTCGGAGTTCCCTGATGTAGATGAAAAAGAAGAACCGAAGACAAAAGCGAAGACATTTACGCCAAATACGACCACAGCCAAATATAAAGAGACTTATGGCAAAACCACAGTCAAAAAGACTTATAAGCCAAGCGCGACTACTTCAAAATATAAAGAGACTTATGGTAAAACATCCTCGAAGAAGACCACAACGAAAACAGTTAAAGGCGGCGGTGGTAAAAATAAGCGTATGACTAAATAAAAGGAGATTGAAATGCCAAAACCAGTAAATCTTAAAAAGAAAACTGAAGAAGAAAAAGAGAAAGCGTATACAAGACCGCAAAATTCTCTCCCTAAAAAGGCTAAAACTCCTTCAAAGCCTGAAGTAAACAAGGTTAAAATTGTCAAGCCGTCGCAACAGAATAAGCCGAAGAACGCTTCTACCGATACTGCTACTGGTGCGGCTAAAATTATAAAACAACGTGTCGAAGGTAAAAGCACTCAAACACAAAATAATAAAGTCGTAGACAAAAAACCGCAAACACCGAAATACAAAGTAGGCGGAATAGCAAAACAGAGTAAAAATACTATATCTAAATATACTTCATCGAAGCAAAGACAAGTTTCAAACCGTTATTCTTATAAGACTACTTCGAGCGACAAGGTTACATATAAAATTGGTGGAGAAGGTGCAGAAAAAGGTGGGGGAAGAGGCAAACTTGAATATCCTGATAGCGTAAGAGGTATAGTAGGACAACCGACTAATCCTAATGCAGATACTGGAAAGTATATGAGAGAACAGATGAGGAATGGCACGCAAACCATCCACCAGTCTGGGAATAGGAGTCAGGCAAGTTTAGAGAAATCAAATAGAAATTTACAAAATAATGAAAAACATCAGGCGTATACAAGCCCACAGTCGAGAGCAGTAGCACAAGAAGTATTTGCAACTAATCCTGCGGCAAAGTTTTTGGGGAATATGAGCGAGACTTTCCTTGAAACTTCTCCTATTGGATTGGCGTATGCAGGCTTAACAGGAGAATCTATTGGTGCAGAGGCGGCGAGAGATAATCCCGATTATTACTCAAAATCTCATAGTGGTTTATCGGCAGGTGCAGGCAGACTTGTAGGAACTGGACTTGGATTAAGAGCAGGCAGAATGTTCGTGATGGACAAATATAATAATGCCGCTAAAACTGTTATGAATAGCACTAAAGTTGGCAATATGCTCAAAAATAGTGCAACTGTTGGCAAAATTGGTCAAAAAATTGGCACTCAAGCCGCACAAAATATGGTTCAAAATACTATTGCTGAAACAATGGCAGATATGACTATGGGTGTAGGGGAGAACGCTCTTTTGGCTTATGGCGAGGGATATAGAGGAAAAGATTGGGGGAAACAAGTTGGCATACAGACTGCTCAAGATTTAATTCTCGGTAATATTATGGGTGCGGCAAGCCACGGATGGAATATTCATAATATAAATAAGGCGTTAAAAGCCGAACCGACAGATTTGCTCAAGTATTCAAATTCAAAATCAAGTTACCTTAAGGAATTACTTAATGCAGAGCAAGAGAATCTTACTAAAGGTAAAGAAATTGGGCTCAATAGTCTTATAAATAAAGCAAATCAATACCGTGATGAGGTAAATATTATTCAAGAAATGTCTGATGCTGATTTTATTAAGTACAAGAATAAAATTACTGGTAAAGGAGCAGTTGATACGGCAGAAGAGGCAGTTAAGGCAACAACAAAAGAGACACCAGTAAAAACTGAATCAGTAAAACCAGAAACTGAAGCAAAGGCAGAGCCAACTAAAAAAGATATTAAATCCAAATCTACTGGGAAAACCGCAGTATCACGCAAAACCGAAACTAAAGGCAAGTGGAAAGGCGAAGAGCCTGAAGTTGATTATACTGTAACTCGTGTTATTGAACCCGAAAAGGCAGAGGCAAAATCCGTTGACAAGGTAAAAGTTGAAAAGGTTAATAAAGATAAAGGCTCTGTAAGATACAGAGATACCAGTAAAAAAACAACTTTTGATGAACCGAGGGCATTATCTGCTGAAGAAGGGGCAAGACAGGCTGACGAGGATTATTGGGCAAGATTTGATGCAAAGCCTAAAAAAGAATTGCCAAAAGTTGCTAAAGCGAAAGAAAAACTCGGCGAATTATCTGTATCTAAAACTGAAGAACCAACTCCTAATAAGGCGGTGCTTTCAAGGAAGAACGACTTGCAATCCAATAAAGGTGTAAAAACAGAAGCAAGGAAGCCAGAGGAGAGAATCATTTCTTCGGCAAAGGAAGAAGCATCAAAAATTTTAGAAACGCCAGAGAAAACAATTTCTGATAAAGTTAAAAAGGCTCTTGATGGTGAACTGGATTATAAAGAATTAAGCCGAAAAGATGTCGAAATCTATGCAAAAGAACTTGGCGAAAAAATTCCAAGGAAAACAAATGGACATAGAACAAACATTGAAGATATTCACAAAATAATCGAGAATCATTTTAACAAGCCAAAGGCAGAAGCCGAAGCCCCTAAAGTTAAAGCCAAGGAGAAAGTTCCAGAAGCACCTAAAGAATTACCAACAGAAGAAATAACAAATCCTGAAAGCCTTAAAACTGGCGATTACATTGTTGACGACAGATACGGCGTTGGCAAAATTATCGGTACAGATCAAAACGAATGGGTTGGCAAAACAGTTAAGATACAATTTGCTGATAGCGAAATGCAGTTGGCAGTAAATAAAGGTGCTGACCATTGGAAGCGTTATACTGGTAATGAGGAACTTGAACTTGGCAAAATGGGTTACAAAGAATCCTCATCCTCGTTAATTAATGATTTAAAGGAAAATGAACTTGCAAGGGGAGAATTTGCTGAAGAGATTAAAGACAAAAAACGTGAGACTTGGACAAGCGGAAACGATTCTGGCGAGGCGTTTAAAGTTAATTCAAACGGAACTTACACTATTAAAAACGAATCTCCTGAAACCCCAAAGGAACTGCCACGCAAAAAGAAACTTACTCGTGAAAGCGGTAAAAAGAGCCTTGAGAATGTAGAAAAATGGAAATCGGAAAATCTTCCAAAGAAGGGCGAAAAAGTAGCAAACGATTTGCCGAAGAAAGAAACTCCAAAAACAGAGGCTCCCAAGACCGAAAAGCCAAAGACGGAATCTGCAAATCCGAGTAAGCCTTTAACTTCAGAAAGCACAGGCGATGATGTCGCAAGTAAATGGGGTGAAAGCAAGAAAGGCAAAATCCTAAATGATTTAGACGAAACCTTAAGCAAGTATGAGGATGGCGAAACAACGAAATCGTTCCATACATATATGCGTTCACCTGAAATCTCTGATGAAGCCAAGAAAATTATGCAGGAAATGCGTGATAATAACGAGGCTTTCATTAAGAAGACTATTACCAATAAGCAGGTTCTTGAAGAAGCAGAAAGAAAAGCATCGAATAACATTGACGAACTGTATAATACTTTTATGAGCAATGCCAAGACTGGCAGACAGGCAACGAGTCAAGACCAAGCAGATGCCCTTATTCTTGTAAAGAATCTAATAGAGCGTGGCGAAATGAGTAAGGCGGCTAAAGTCAATGCTGAACTATCCGCTATGGCTACTGAAAACGCAAGATTTTTACAGGCACAGAGAATCTGGAACGCTTTGACACCAGAGGGAAGAGTACGCTCGACTTTATCTGCTATTAGAAGACTTGAAAAATCTCGTGGTATGTCTGTTGGAAGCATTGAGATTGGCGAAGAGGGGGAGAAACTTCTTAAAGCCATATATGATGCTGAAACAAACGGCGAAATCGCAAAGGCGAACAAGGAGTTTTCAAAATATATTTGGAATCAAATCCCTGCTACATTTGCGGAGAAGTGCAATGCTTGGCGATACCTTGCTATGCTTGCAAATCCAAAGACCCATATAAGGAATATCCTCGGAAACGCACTCTTCCAGCCTGCAAGAATCACATCTAACGCAATAGCCGCAGGTCTTGAAAAGACATTAAGCAAAAGAATTAAAAAACTTGGCGGTGAAGGTGGAACTCACGCAATATTAAACTTTGCAAGCAAGGAAGACAGAGCATTATATAAAAAGGCAGGGGAGAGTTTCAAGGACGACAGAGAACTGATGGAATCTATTAGTTCAAAGTTCTTCGAGAAGCAAAGACCAATAGAATCTCCTACTTTTAATACCAAAATTATGCAGTTCCTCGAAAAGTTGAACAGCACAGGTCTTGAAAAGGAAGACGAAATGTTTATGGGTCTTACATATCGTAGTGCTTTCGCCCAGTATTGTAAGGCTCACGGAATCAAGGCTTCTGAAATAACCGAAGAAATAGCACGGAAAGCAAGCAATTATGCACAGGAAGAAGCGTTAAAGGCTACATACAGAGACTCAAACGAACTTGCTGACGCTCTTAACAGATTAAGGAGAAGACTTGACCCGAAAAAGAGTGATACTGGTCTTATGAAAATCGGCAAGAAATCAGCAGGTTTCCTTATGGATTCGACTGTTCCTTTCGTTAAAACGCCTTTAAACATACTCAAACAAGGTGCAATAGAGTATACCCCTTGGCGAGCATTACACGGTTTGGCGAAGATTGCAACTGCCAAAGATGCAGATTCTTTAGTTAAAGGAATTGAATACCTGTCAACTGGATTAACAGGCTCTGGTGTTATGGCATTAGGCTGGTGGCTTTCAAGTAAAGGTTATATTAACGGCTCAATGGGAGAGTACAATAAAAAATATGCTTATGACCAAATGCTTGGCAAACAAGATTATGCTGTAACTTTACCAGAAGGAACTTCGGTTACTTTGGATTGGGTCGCTCCAATGTCAATGCCATTCTTTGTAGGGGTGGAAATCGCAAGCCTGTTAGGAGAAGAAAGGGCTTCTGACACTACATTGGTATCTGCGGCATTTAACGCTATGTCAAACATTGCTGACCCCATATTTGAAATGTCTATGCTTCAGGGTGTTGAAAATGTATTCAATACTGCGTTTTCGGAAAAGCAAGGTCTTTCTACAATAGCAAAGAACGCAGGAGCGAATTATCTTTCGCAGTTTGTCCCTACTTTGTTTGGTCAGATTGCTCGTACAAAGACCGACAACAGAAAGACTGTTCTCTCGACCTCGACAGACCCATTGCAGAAAGAAATCGAAAAACAGTTCGGCAAAATCATAAATAAAATTCCTATTGCTAATGAAATATTAAGTCAGGATTATGTAGACCAATGGGGCAGAACGGAAAAGTCCAGTAGCGGTTGGGAGAACTTCTTCTCTCCTGCATATCTTAAGACCAAGAACGAAACTACTGTTGATACTGAAATCCAAAGGCTGTATAAAGCCCTTGATGAAGAGAATAAGGACAGCGTTATTCCGAGCGTTAACTCCAATGCGTATAAGCAGAAGTTTGAAGACAAGGAATACACAATGACACCTGCCGAGTTTACACAGTATAAGAAGACAGTAGGGCAGGCAAAGTTCAATGGATTGTCAGAGTTATTCAAGACAAGCGAGTATAAAAACGCTTCTGACGAAGAAAAACTCAAGATGATTGAGAATGTGTATAACGAAGCCGCTAAAAAGGGTAAGCACGAATACCTGATGAAAGTCGATGAGGAATATGCTTCTGCACCAGATTTCTATGCACTTGATAAGAGCAAGAGAGAAAAATACGATGATGACATTGATATGACAAAGCAGGAGTGGGCAAAGGCGTTGAACTCGCTTACTAAAGAGTATGATAAAGTCAAATCCGAAACTGGCAGGAAACTTTCTACCGAGGAAAAGGCTACCATACTTGCTGATAACGGTGTCGAAACTCTTGAACAGGCACAGACTTTCAATAAAAATATTTCAGAAAAAATGTGGAATGAAGTTATGGATGCCAAGAAAGGCGGTCAGACTTTCCAAAAAATGGAAGACGAAAAGACCAAAGCCGAAGAGCATTTTAACTCTCTTAACATTCCAGAAAGCGAAAAAGATAAAGCGACTGCAATATTAGCGAAGTCCGATGGCAAGACGGTAAAACAGGACGCTTACGATTTATTTGTAAGACAGGTTGCGAGCAACAATGTCAACAATCCCAATAAGGCTAAACGAAACGGAACATACGACACTTGGGAAATCAAGGACGCAATCGAAAAGGTTGATAAAAAGTATGGTTTAACAAAGAGACAGAAAGCATATCTGTTCGCAAATGTCGCACAGAGCAACTGGAAAAATCCGTACAACTAATTGATTAAAGGGGGCGTAAAGCCCCCTCTTTTTTATTGTAATTGCATTTTTTGCTATACACTATATGTAGATTTTTATTGTAAACTTAAAAACAAAAAAGCCCAGAAGCCTTGATACAACTGGACTTTCATTGGCGGAGACGGTGGGATTCGAACCCACGTGCCCTTACGGACAACCGCATTTCGAGTGCTAATCATACAACATCTTGTATGTTATTGTAAACAAATCCTCGTCCAGATGACTATATATAGTAGATGTCAAATCTATGGTGGAGTGTCCCATCAACTTTTGTGCCACCCTAACATCTACTCCTTTTTTCATTAAATTTGTGCAGAATGTGTGTCTTAAACAGTATGGTACAAGGTCGGAAGAAGATAGGGCAGGGTCGCTACATTTTAATCTTCTCCAAAGGCTATTGAACACATCGGGGGACAGGTCGCATATATACTCATCAGAGGCTCTATTTTGCGATTTCAGCGAGTTTGATATAAGCCTCGATAAATTACTTGGTATAGGCACAGTCCTTACAGCGTTCTTGGTCTTTTTCCCCCTTATTTTAAGTGCTTTGCAACCGTTTATTTCTATTATGTCGGTATATTTTATATCTCGTGATTCTGATGGTCTCAAACCACAATAAAACATAAAGGCAAACGGCAGATAAGCAGGGTCTTCAATCAATTTGAGGAAGGCTTCAACCTCATTATTAGTCAAAGACCGTCTTGCTTTTGCAGAGCCTACTGGTTTGATGATGTTCCTCGCAGGGTTTTTACTTATATATTCATTATCTATTGCCCTTTCAAAGAGAAAGTTCATCATTTGCTTCGCTTGATTAATTTGGTAAGCCGATTTTCCTGCTAATAAATTTATTGCTTTTTGACAGTCTATTGGCTTGATTTTATCTAATTCTTTATCACCAAGCGGAATTAACACACAGTTCTTCATTCTATTCCTATAAGTATAGCAGTATTTGCTGTCCTTTTTTTGATTGGGTTTATATACATCAAGACAGATGTCTGCCCATTCATTAAGTGTCATATATACTCCTTTCTTATAGTGTATAGCAATTATGCCTTATTAGTTCTATCTCATCAGCACTCCTTTCTGAATTAAAATCATTATTTTCTATGTGCGATAACTCGTGTCTGATTGCTTTTTCTATGCGTTCTCTTGAACAGTTTATGTTCAGCATAACCGTATAATATTCCCCATCACTTTCCGTCTGTTCTGCGACCCAAGCAGGAATACTGCAAGGAAGGTCTACCCACTCAAATCTAATGTTCATTTTATCCCCCTTTTAATAAGACTAATCTTTTTTGCTAAATCTTTCTATCATTTCTGCCACAAGTTCTATATCTTCTTTTCTAACATTTTTGCTCGCATCAAAAAGAACTTTTAATTCAGGTCTGTTCTTTAATATTCGTGCGATTCTTGAAACTTCAGGGTCAAGATAATAACCCTTTCTAATTTGTTCAGTTCCAAGAAGATAAGGAACAGAAACATCAAGATAATCTGCTACTTTTTGAAGTGAGTCTGCTTTTGGCATTTGGTCGTGCCAACGGTTAATCGAGCCGTGTCCTATCCCAGTTTCACGCTCGACTTTTCTGAAAGATACCCCACGTTCATCGCAGAGTTCTCTGATTCTTTCATACAAATCCATGATTGGTCTCCTTTCGGGAATTGAAAATTTCCCCTTGACAACGGCGTGAAAAGGTGATATGATGAGAGCGTGGAGTGAATAGACGGCACTTTTCCACGATGGTCAAAAGGATGAAAATGATTGTGTGTGTGAAAATATTATATGATTCTTCTGACTATTTGTCAAGTATTCGCTCCGAAGAGGCGATATGAATATATATAAGAATATTTTGGAAATCGCCAACCGTGATGGGCTGTCGCTCAACGAAATTGAAAGACGAGCAGGTGTAGGACACGGGTCTATATCAAGATGGAAAACTCAAGACCCAACTGTTACGAATCTGCTGAAAGTAGCGAAAGCACTTAAAGTCAAAATTACAGTTTTGATAAAGTAACAGACATCACGGATATATGCCGACTTACTGGCAGTCATATTAGTTATATCAGAAAATTAGAGGGTTTTAACTTACACAACTTCATACACCGACTGTCAGTAAGTTTATTGCATTTGGCGAGAGTAGCGAAACTAAATCATCGGCGAGTATCGTGGTAAAAAGTTTCAACCGATGGCAATTAAAAGTTATCACTAAACAAGAGTAAAAAAACAGACTCTATCAGAAAGGAAGGCAAAAGAATGTTAGAGCAAAGTTTATGGGGTGAGTTTGAACTCATCGAAATCAACAGTAACACAAGGGCTAAAGGGTATATCACTATATCCAAAAATAAAAATGTCCTGAATATTGCAAGTAAGTATATGAAACAGTTACCGTGGTCAGATGAAGAGCGTGTTAATCTTTACAGATTCGGAGAAACATTCGCATTAAGACCGCATAAAGTGGGATTAATCAAAGTTAAAAGACACAAGAACGGTGGCTCGCAGATTCCGTCAGTAAACCTCTGCTTGGAAATCTTATCAAGAACTAAATCTTGTATGAAGTTTGAGGGTTGGGTAGAAGATGACACGTTATTCTTTAAGCCAGCGAAAGGAGAAGAGGAATGAAAGAACTAATAGAAATCCAAAGCGAATTAAAAGCACCAAAAGGTCAGTATAATTCATTCGGTAAATATAAGTACAGAAGTGCCGAAGACATACTGGAATCGGTTAAACCATTACTGAAGAACCACAACTGCCAGTTGACTTTATCAGATGAAATCGTTCTTATAGGCGACAGGTACTATGTCAAAGCAACTGCGTGTATAACTAATGGCAAGGAAGACGAGAAAGTTAGTGCCTTTGCGAGAGAAGACCTTGATAAAAAAGGTATGGACGGTTCACAGATTACTGGTACGGCGAGTAGTTACGCAAGGAAGTACGCACTTAATGGTCTGTTCTGTATAGATGATACCAAAGACGCAGATACTGATGAGTACAAGAATCAGCAGAAGAACACACCACCTGCTAAACAGAGAACTCATAGAGATGAATTAATAAATTACTGCGAAGAACACGGCATTGATATGACGATGGTAGCAAGTGCTTATGACCTTAATAGAAACGCCACAGAAGAGCAGTTTGAGAAAGCATTAAAGGAGTTGAAGAAGAATGAAAGCAGATAGCGTAGTAAAAGACCGTGATAAATATATAGGCGGTTCTGACATTCCAATCATTATGAACATCAGCCCCTTTAAGAAGCGGTGGCAGTTATTACAAGAAAAAGCCGAACCCAGAGGAGACGGATACGCTAATGAGTTTACCTCTCCGCAGATAGAGTACGGCAATGAAATGGAAGAAAAAATCCGAGGATATATCAATGAGAAATACGATTGCGAGTTCGTCCCTGATGTCAAAATCGTAGGCGACTTAAGGGGAAACTGCGATGGTGTCTACAAAGATACTATCCTCGAAATTAAGACCACTTCTATTATACACAAGACCGTAGACCAGTACAAGTCTTATCTCGTCCAAATCTTGTTCTATATGATGATTTTTGAGAAAGAGGATGGAATGTTGGCGGTGTATGAGAGACCTGATGATTATAACACAAGGTTTAAACACAAGAGACTGCACATCTATCGAATCAATATTAAAGATTATGAGGACTTGTGTACTGAAATCAACAGACAGGTAGACCGTTTCAGACAAGATTTAGCAAAAATGAAAGGCAATCCGTTCCTTACAGACGAAGACCTTCAGCCAACCGAAATTGTAGAAATGGCAGACAGAGCGATTGTATTTGAAACACAGTTAAGGGCATTTAAAAAACTTGAAGAAGAATACAAGGTTCTGAAAGAAAACCTCAAAAAAGTTATGCAGGAGAAAGGCATTAAGTCTTACATAGCGAATACTGGTATGAAAGTAACTCTTGTTCCAGATGGAATTGATACTATTGAGTACAAGTTCGATGTCGCAAGGTTTAGAGACGAGAATCCTGGTATGTATGACAAATATGTAATGCCGACAGAGAAGAAAGGCAGGGCAGGTTACGTAAGAATTACTATCCCTGAAGAGTAAGTTATGAATGGCTTTATAAAAATAGACAGGCGTATGCTCGACTGGGAATGGTATGATGACCCGAACACGAAAGTGGTTTTTCTCCATCTGTTATTAATGGCAAATTGGAAAGACGGTGGTTACAAGGGTTACAAATTAAAAGCAGGTGATGTTGTATTCGGCAGAAAAGCATTGGCAGATACATTGGGATTATCCGAAAGAAATGTGCGTACTGCACTTGAACACTTACAGAAGACAGGTGAAATAGTCGTAAAATCGACCAACGCTTTTTCTGTCGCAACCCTTGTAAATTGGGCAAAGTACCAATCTGAATATGAAGAGCCGACCAACGAGCGACCAACGAGCGACCAACAACCGACCACACCTAAAGAAAGTAAGAAAGAAAGAAAATATAATATACCACCTGAACGAGATGAAGTAGCGACATATATCGCAGAGAATAATCTTGCCGTGGATATAAACAGATTCTTCGACTACTACGATTCTAACGGTTGGAAAGTTGGACGGAACAAAATGAAAGATTGGAAAGCCACACTTCGTAATTGGAATAGTAAATCAAGAGAAACCAAACCCAAACGAGAAGTCTACGATGTATAGGAGACAAAATGACAGAGAATGAAGAAATATTATTAGGGTTTTGGCTTCGGGGTGAAAAATTAGACGATATTAAGCACATCAATAGCGAGGACTTCTCCGACCCAAGTCTCGTAAATGACATCAAGTCTGGCAAGGATATGCTGACTATTGGTTCAGAAAGAAGATGTCTCGGAGAATTATCAAGAATAACATTATATAATTCCGAAACTTTATACAAACTTGCTTTTGCGAAGTTTATGGAAACACAGATAAGGAGACGAATTTCGGAGAAAGCCTCGTTAGATGAAATTTATGACGAAATATCATACCTTAAAGGGATTTCACTCGATGATATAAAAGAAGCAGAAGACCCTGCGGTAGCGTTACTGAACGAATTAAATGAGCGTTCTAAAAGAGAAAAAATCAAATGGGACAAACTCCCGACTCTAAATAATTACACATTGGGCATTAAAAGAAAAGAACTTACAGCAATAGCGGCGAGACCGTCAGTAGGTAAATCAGCCTTTGCGTTACAGATAGCCTACGGAGCGTGGAAGCAAGGAGCGAAAGTCTTATACTTCCCACTCGAAATGAGTACCGAGCAAAGTTTTGCAAGGGTATTGGTTATGAACAAATATGCAACGGCTAAAGAAGTCCAAAGCGGAGAGTTCAGAGATAACTTTAAACTTCAAATAGGCATAGACCACATAGACGAAATGTATAAGTCAAAGAGATTTAAAGTTTATGAGGGAGAAGGGCTGATAGAACATATCGAGGCTGTAATAAAGCGTGAGAAACCGTTTTTAGTAGTAATCGACCAACTGACACAGATGAGAGCAAAAGTGAGTTTTAAGGATATAAGGGCTAAATTCTCATATATGACATCTAATCTCAAGAGAATAGCGTTGCAGGAAAATGTAGCGATACTCCTATTATGTCAGATAAACAGAGACGCAGACAACACCAAACCAACAATGGCTAATCTTAAAGAGTCAGGTTCGATTGAAGAGGATAGCGACAATGTGATACTGCTTCACAGATTATTCGCAGATGATATAAAACATCCAGAGAATTATGACTGGAGCAAAGAAAGACCAATGTTCCTTAATCTTGCAAAACAAAGAGACGGCGAAACTGGAGAGTTCGTAATGGTGTTCAGCCCATCCACATTTGAGTTTACAGAAAGGGCAGAAACGATATGAAGAACAAAGAGATAACTCCCGAACAAAGTTTAAGAAAAATCAAAAGTGCTGTTAAAAAATATTGCATAGCGTGTTCGGGAGACAGTAAGACCGAGGCAGAAAAATGCCCGATAAAGGAGTGTCCATTATGGCAGTACAGGAAATAAGCAAATGCACCGAGCGTTGCCTAAAGTGTAAGCACCACACAAGAGTAACAAGTCTGATTATGAATGACGGAACGATAGCGTGTGCATATATTTTGGACAAGTTCAAGAGAAGAGGTTGCCCTGCCGGAGATAAGTGTACCAAGTTCAACGAGGGTGCTACAACAAAGAGATTCAAGCAAAAAGATATAAGGAGAAAGTAATGTTTATATGTGAAAACTGCGGTGCAGTATTTGAAGAGCCGATTAAAGGCTATGAGGAAGAAAAAGACAGTTGTCCTAATTGTGGAGACTGGGGCTTCAAAGAAGCAAAGAAGTGCATAGCGTGTGGAGAGCCAAGCCTTGACGAATTATGTGAAGATTGTGTGAACCTTATAAAGCAGGCTTTCAACGGACTGATTGACCTCTATGCTAAAGACTTAAATGTATCAAGAAGTATAATCGAGGATATTGTGGAGGGTTGCTTATGAAGAGGAATGAACTTTTAGAGACTCTAAACGAAAACAAAGAAACTCTGATAGACGGAATAGTGCTTGCGTTAAGAGAGTGCAAGTTTGGTGAAGGGTTTCCGTACTTCAACTCGGATGAAGAAGCCTATGCGGTAATAAAGTATTTCTACTACGAAATCGACAACCTTAACACTACCGCTTGGGGAAAACTGATGAAAGTCAAATTTGACTATGCCGAAAACAAACCAAATCATAAAACCCTATCAGAATTAAGCGAACAAGTATCAAAGATAGTAATGACTGGGCTGAATATGATGGCAGTAATAGAGAAAGCAAAAGAGACAATCGAGTATTGTGATATATGGAAGGAGCGTAATGATGGTAACTGTAAAGAAAAAGACGATACAGACAAAGAAATTTGAAGAAGAAGTCATCAAGGCTATAAAGCACATCAAGGCTATGAAACTTGAGGACGAAGACAAAAGTGAGATACTGACCACTTTAAGGAGTATGCAAAACAACTGCTACGAATGGGGAGTGCCAGTAGAGGATTTCAAGATAATCGAAAGGAGAGCGTAGAATGAATTTAGCAGTAATCACAGGAAGAACAACAAAAGACTTTGAGACCTATACTTCAAAGACTGGAACGATGATAGCCAAGACCAATGTTGCGGTAGATAGTGGCTTCGGCGACAATAAGAGGACAGACTTTATACCAGTAACAGCATTTGGCAAGACCGCAGAGTTTTGTTCGCAGTTCATTAACAAAGGCGACCTGGTAGAAGTCAGAGGACACATAGTTACTGGCTCATATAAGAAGACAGACGGCACAGTAGTCTACACCACAGATGTGAATGTTGATGACATCAAGAAGTTGCAGGGTAAACCGAAAGATAAGGAAATACCTGCCACTATGCCGCAGACAAGTTTTGAAGAGTTAAACGAGCAGATACCATTCTAACACCTCTTTTGACTACGGTAGGGGTGGGTGGGTAACAAATCAATATAGTCATTTTTAGAATCAAGATAGTCATAAAGGAGAATGATATGGGAGTGTATATACCGAGAGCAGTCAAGCCTACTGATTGCGAATATTGTTTGTTTAATACAAGAGGTGGCAAGTGTTATTTAACGGCTCACGATTTAACAATAAACGATTGCCCACTAATAGAGATACCGACACCACACGGTAGGCTGATAGATGCAGACAAGTTGAAGATGGAATGTTATCGCACAATGGATGAGTTAATGAAATCGACCACTATAAATATATCGGCAGAAGCATTAAGCCTACTATGTGGATTTACTATGATAAGTGAAGCACCCACGATTTTAGAAACGGAGGAATAAAAGATGACATCTTGGGAAGAATATAAAAATTTTGGAATTAGCGTAGGTACTCCATCAACATATATACTAACAGATATAGAATGTCCAAAATGCGGTAAATATATTTATATGAGGACAGATAGAGTATTAACAAGTAACCCAGTACAGTATTCATATTATTGCGATTGCGGATGGGGAGGAAGTTCTTATATGAAATGGAATAAAATAGGGAAGGTAAGCGATGTCACGATTGTATAATCAAGTAGAAGGATATTAAAAGCGGAGGATTAAAGATGAAAAATAATAAAGCATATTGGATTGAATATGCCCAAAAGGGTATGAGAACAATTTATAAATGTTCGATATGTGGTGCAAAATGCCACTTTCCTAAATTTGATTACAAAGGCATAAAACCAAAGGGCAGATTTCAGTATTGTCCTAACTGCGGAGCGAAGATGGAAAGGAGAACCGATGAAAGGATTAATGAATAACGAAGAAGCAGTAAAGATATTCCATAATCTTAAAGATTCAATGATTGACCCCATACATCAAATCTATAACCTTGGATATAAGCAAGGGTTCGAAGATGGGCATTATGCTTGTATGGAGTCATTGACCGAGCAGATATTAGCGGAAAGGAGCGCCGATGAAAGGGTTATTGAATAATGAGTTATCAGTTAAGACCTTGCGGAACTTAAAAGACTCAATGGATAACCGTATCCACGAAATTTACAATCAAGGCTACCGAGAGGGCTACAAAGACGGTTTAGAAGAAGCAACACATAGGATAGTCGATAAGATATTGATGGCAGATGAGATTTTGGAAAGGAGAACCGATGAGCGTTAAGAGAGAAGTAATAGCAGGTGTAGTAGGCTGTAAGACCGAAGAAGTAATCTGTCGAAACTGTATTATGTTTGTCAAAGGCGGTTGCAGATGGTGGAGACAGAGGGTAGACAATCCAGACGATGACTTCTGTTCATTCTTCGAGTCAGAAAATAATACACTTGAATATACGATTGATTCACAATCAGAAACGGTGAGTTTGAAAAATGGCGAAAATCAATTCTAAACAGAAAGGTGCAAGATACGAGCGAGAGTTAGCCAACACATTTAGACACTATGGCTTTACAGAGGCTCGTAGGGGAGTACAATATAGTGGGAAGCAAGGGGAAGCAGATGATGTAGTAGGGCTTCCCTATATCCACATAGAGGCTAAACACGTAGAGAAGTTAAATCTGTATGAGGCTATCAAACAAGCAGAACGAGATGCCAACATAGACGAAATGCCTTGCGTGTTCCATCGCAAGAATCGGTCAAAGACTTATGTAACGATGGACTTGGATAATTGGATGAATCTATATACCACTTGGTTGTATTTGAAAGAGAGGGGAAAATGAAAGACTATATGCAGTTCGATGTCGATGGATTCTTTAGGGATTACAGACCGAACAAGAGAAAGTTAAGAGACTTGGAATGGGACTTGGCTCAAGCGTGTTCGCAGGGCGGTATGGATTATGCCAAACCTAAAGTAACTGGTGGACTACCAAGTTCCCAAGTAGAGAGTGCCGTTGAACGGATAGCCGATATAAAGGCTAAAATCGACGATTTGAACGAGTATTTCAAGAGAGCCGATAACTTCCTTAACTGCTTGGACTCAACGGAAAAAATCGTTGCGGAATATTATTTCATCAAGGGGTTTCGTAGCCACTTTGCCGTGAATGACATAGCATATAAGGCACACATTTCAAGGGCATCGGTGTACAGAACTGTACAAAGAATCAGAGTAAAAATCAGAAAATATGTAGAGAAAAAATAAAAAGAAGGGGGGGGCATTACGCCCCCCAACAAAATCATTTTCGATGGAACAACTTTCTGGAAATATCGCATAACCATCCGTCTATATATGTAAACCAAAGGACGATGACTATTGAAAGTATAAACCCAAGTAATATTGCTTTTATATCATCGCTCATAACAATCACGCTCCTTTATTATAGTATAACATATCAAGCGTGTTCGATAAAGCCTTTAATTTCGCCGAGCATAAAATCAATCATATCATTGGAAGTCATAGACTCAAACTTTTCCAGTTGTCTTGCTCCCTCGTCTTTTATGAATTGGTCTATCTCTTCGACATCAAGGTCTAAATCTTTCGCAACTCTGCGTTCCACAAAAATTCGTTCTAAAAACTTTGCAATGTCATTCTTTATTTCTTCCATAGTTATTTCAGGCATATCCAACTTCTCCTATCTTTTTCCATATAATTATTTAAATCTTCGTTTGTTATTTCTTTTATTCCGCACTCCTTTAACAAAGGATTTATTGCGGAGATTGTTGCAGTATATGAGCAATCTATATCAGTTGCAAATTCTAATAAAGTCTGACCACAATAAGAAACACCGCCATAATCGGTGCTATCATCTTCTAATGCATAGTCATCTAATTCATAAACACGGACATTATCAATGGTAAACATAGCGACTCCTTTCACCATTCATCATCAATACATTCATCAAGTTCTGTATAATACTCGCCATCATACCCTTTATCTTCCATAATCTTGTCATAACATTCGTAGCACACAAGCCTAAACGGAATACCGTGGCAGTCATAAGTGAAAGTCATTTCAGAACGGCGAGTCGGTCTGTTACATATAGAACAATCACAGACATCATCTTCCGAGTCGCATACATAATCAAATTGCTCTTCGTCAAAGACATAATACCTGCACTCTTTGCAGTTACTTCTACTTGAGCATATATTAGCCATATCATCACGCTCCTTTGCTCATCTTATCAAGATTTAATTCATATATAGGGTAAGTGCAAAATCCTGATACCATATAAGTGCCAGTAGGATAGCCCAAGTCGTTCTCAACAAGGAAGTCTGTTGCCCACGGATAATTATTAGTATCAATACAAGCATACCCCTTTGGAAGTTTTTCTATATTTGTTGTAATAGTAGCAAATGACATAAAATCGCCTGTATCAACCAATTCAATCGCAACATTATGGTTATTTGCATAAGACTCAAGTACAACTTCCACATCGAATTCTTCGTGTCCAGTATTAACTTTCATATCAGCCCTCCGTTCCAATTAAATATGTATCAAATTGTTTTGTATCCCAATCGGCATAACAACTGTCTTCTGCGGCAAAATCATAGGCTTCCTCTTCCGAGTCTGCCTCAACCTCTATGTATCCGACCCTATATTCTTCTAATTCAAAACAGTATTTCATTCTATCACCTCTAAATTCCCATCACCTACATACCAATCTTCGCCATATTGAGGTTCATCAATATCACCACGAGTTATCATATTGTGAACCATTTCACGTGCTTCATCAGGGCTTTTAGCCATAACTTTTATTGTCTTGCTTACCATAAAACTATAATCAACATCATAATGATTATACCCTTGAAGTTCCCAATCAATGCCCTTGTTGTAAATCCAATCTGTCAAAGCCTCATAATCAGTAACGCTTTCATCATAGAACTCTTCGCTATTCATAAACCTTTTAGCATAATCAAGGCACTTTTCAAAGACGGTATCACAATCAGGCTCTTTTGATTCAGATAATGCCTTATTCAACACATCGTATCCCATCATAAAAGCGTAGTAGGCGGTACTGTAATCCAAAATCTCTTTCTTTCTCTTTGGTACTGCATAAGTAGTCATAGCACTTCTCCTTTACATAAACATTCTTAAATCCAACAGACATTCGCTATAATAGTCTTTGTAATACTCAATCTGCTCATCGGTTAAACCTGTAAAGTCTTCCTCATCTGCTGGGGCATTGCATATAAAGCCAGTCCCAGTTAGAATATCAAATGTTTCTCCGTTAATCTTTAACTCTCTGTTCATCGGCAATCCCATTAATTTACCCTCTTCGTTACATACTATAACGGCTTCATCGGGGTGAGTGGGGTAGACACATTCAATCCAACCGCCTACAATTTCCTGCATAGACTTTAAACTTCCGTCGATTTCCTTTGCATAAGGCTCTTTCATCGGTTCTAATACTAATACTTTCATATTTGTTCTCCTTTCTAAAACTCAATACATACACAATCTAAGTTGATTTCAGCATAATATTTAAGGCTTACATCTTCTTCATAAAGCCTTGAGCAATCACCACGATGGTAAATATATATCTCTTGGTCTGTTGCACCTCTCTCGACTAATAGGTCATATAATTCTTTGCCAGTCATTAACAATGCACCTCAACTTTCACAAGCCACTTTACTGGGCATTTATCTTTTCTGTTCTTAACTGCCTCTTCGTATTTGTCCTTTAATTCATTGTAATCATTATCGTATTTCTTCAGCCTATCAATAACATATTCTGCCCTTAAATCCTTACCGCATACTGGACAAGTTTCTCTTCTCAAGAACGATATTCTTATCTTGCTACTACATAAAGGACAAGTAACAAATTCTGACTTACGATTTTGTACAGAATGAGCAATTATATATTCGCCTTTATCCTCTCGGTTCTTTTTCATTCGTTCCTCTAAACTTAACATCGTTTTGTTAGGCGACAACTTTGACTTATCCTTAAACTGTACTGCGTGGTCATCGTACCAACCTTTATCCAATGAGTCGATTTTCTTAACTGCCTCGTTGTAACTCTCGCAAATAATATTATCGTGTATTTTTAAGTTTCCGTGATAACTTCTTGACGGATTTTCTTGCTCATCAACATTCCAGTAAGCGAAGTCTTCTGCCTCTGCAAGTATGTCTTCTCTTTTGTCAACTACGATGTAATCAATTGCGTGTCCCATTTCGTTCTCCTTTCCCCCGTCAAGCCGATAGGACAGCCTTATAGATTAGAGTAACTTTTCTTCGTTTTCTGCGATTGTTTCTTCGATTACAACTTCAGGATTGATAGGTGTTTCAGGCTTTTTAATTCCAAGTTTCTCATATACAAAGGTGCTTAAACCCTCGTATACCGCTTTAATCGTGTCATTAACGCCTTTCTCATAAGCCTCGTCATAGAAAAGCGTTCTGCACTCTTCTTCGGCTTCCTCATAGCCATCGTTATAAGCACTTTCGATTATGTCCTCAATATCGTCATACACTCTGTAAGACGGAAAATCATATAATGCGTTTTCTACTGCATCTGTAACTGAAGTTGTGATGTTTTCTTTTTCGTTGTCGATGATGTTCTCTATTTCATACTGATAGTTTCTGTAATCAAATCCCATTTTAGTTCTCCTTTCTTAACAAGCAATCTGACCATAGTTACACGCTTTAGCGTTTGTGATATTTTCTGCGATTTCCTTTAAGAGTTTAAGCGAGTCCACTTCGGGGTGGTCTATCTCGTAGCAATCAATAACCGCACTCATTAAATTCATAAACACATCGTGTTCAAGGTTAGAAGTAACTGCCATAACTGTCCAAAAAGCCTTGTCAAATCCCATAATTTTGCTCCTTTCATTAATAGGTGAATGTGTAAATAGCGTATTCTGTATCTAAACCGTTAACGGTACGATAACCGCCGTCATAAGTGTAGTCGATGATATAAGGCGACATATCTTTAACTGTCTTGTCAAATCTGTCTATCAGCCAACGCTTTAAGTCATAAATATCACGCCTATACAAACCCCACTCGTGATTTCCAGTAACCTCAACTTTAAGTTCTGTCTTGCCTTTAATTGTTTTCTTGCTTAACTTCTTTGCGTTTACGCAACCATAACCTGCAAAGTGTTTAATTTTCATCGCTTGCTCCTTTCGTGTATTCTGCCGCATACTTTATTACTAAACTTGCCTGATAAAGTGCTCTCGCTTGTGTGTCGAGCCATTCTTCTGTTTTGTTCGGTCTGCTCTTGCCGTTTCTTGTACGCTTTAATTCTGACGGAGTGCAAAGCCTATTTGCTATATCGTGGTTATATATAAGCGAGCAACCATTCCGACTGTAATGCTTCCAATCACTTGCTCCGTTCAATAACTGTTTAACCAATAACTTCGGATTGTCGATGTCTTCAAGGTCGAAATATTCGCCCTCTATGTCCTCGTTGAGTTTTTCTAACAGTTCAAGTCCGTACTCTGTTACACCTCTGCACCAAGCACTTCTTGTGTTATAGTTCTTAACATAATCAGCCATTCTTTCAAGTCTTTCGTTCATAGCCATCCTCCTTAATCTTCATCTCTCACATCAGCAATTTCAAAATCAGTTTTTTTAAGATAAAAATAATTATCTTTGTGGCAAATCTCAAAGCCATCTGCATACATTTCTTCTATTAGACTTAATAATTTATCGTGATACATAAGTCTTAAATTGTTTCGCCTATCCCATAAAATCTCGCTTATTTTATTCTTAATATTGACCAATTCTGTATCGGAATAAAAATTTAAGTTATTCAATCTGTACATCGCAAACTCCTTTCTAATTCGTAGCAAGCCAACGGTTTATCTCGTCTTTCTGATTATCGTTAGCCCAAATCTCAAAGTGAATATCATCAAAATTTCCCGATACTTCTATCGTGTCAACTGTATCGTATAAGAACTCTTGAAACCTTTCGGCTCTTTCCAAATCATTTACAGTTCTGCCGTTTAAGTTTACTGAATACCACTTCATAGCCGTGCTCCTTTCGTTATTTTCTGACAAAGCAATCAGAACCATATTCCACAATCAATTCATCAACTCGCTCGTTGTCTATGGCTCTAAATAACTCTTCAAACTTTTTGGCTTTCGCTTTGGCGAATGTGTCGGGTGCAATTTCCCTTAAAGTAATAAGAGTCGCAAGATAATCAAGCAAGCCAAGAGTATCAAGATAATCAAGCGTGTTATCATCGTAAAAGTATTTAATATCCTCGGTGATTGCCTCGATTTCGTTCTGATAATAAGTATCAGAGATATAAGTTTCCAATTTAGGATTGCCTTGATTATGATATATAAGTTGCATAATCATTGAAGCGTGCTCTTTTTCCTTGCAAATTTTTACTAAATAATCACTTGCCATAATTTTGCTCCTTTCACTAAAAGAGGGGGCGGTTAAGCCCCCATAATCTTTACAAACCAAATACTTCTACCCAGTCGATACAGAAGAAGAGTATCAACGCAACTGCCTCGATTACAGTTATAATCTTGTTCTTGATTTCTTTCTTTGTCATCGCCTTACACCTCTTAAAACGGAAACTCATCGGTCTTTTCGGTCTTGCTACTCTTACGAGTGATTTCCTTGCCATCGGCGGTTAACTTTGTCTTGGTTTTGGGCTTTTTCGTGTTATTGCTTACGATTTCGGACTTTGCCTCAAGTTTAGGCTCTTTCTTCGGCTCGGTTTCAGCCTTTGCTTTGGGTGTTCTCTTCTTGCTAACGTTATAGCCGTTAGCCTTTAAGAACGCTACCATCTGTGCCGTCATATCATCGGTTTCAGCCTTAACTGTTTCTTCGGTCTTGCCGTCAACAGTACGCTTTACAATGT